ATTAATTTTGTTTGTTAATTTTGAATAGTTTAACTTTGGTTTTTCATAGGTGGACTTGAATTAGGTAGAGAGCGGGGTCGATGACAGAAAATTTCCGGCTCCGCTTTTTTGAATAAATAAAATGAAATTATTAAAAATTCACATAAATCCTGCAAATCCCCGACTGAAAATAAGTTATAAAATAACCCACGAATGAGATAATAATGAGTATATTTACAATATGGAAATATATAAAGATATAATAGGTTATGAAGGACTTTATCAGGTAAGTAACTTTGGAAATGTAAAAAGCTTTGTAAAAAGATGTTTTAATTCTGAAAAAGTTCTAAAAAGTGGAACTGATAAAAGCGGCTATAAAATTGTTACACTATGTGAAAACAAAAAACATCATACAAAGTCAGTTCATAGGTTAATGGCTTCAGCATTTTATGGAGAAAGTAAATTACAAGTCAATCATAAAGACGGTAAAAAAGCAAACAATGTTATTGAAAATATTGAATATGTTACTGCTTCTGAAAATCGAAGGCATGCAATAAAGAACGGATTATTAATTCATAATACTGTTAAGATAGCAGAAGAAAAGAGAAAATTAATTGCTCAGATAGATTTAATAAGTAAGCAACAAATCGCAATATTTGAAAGTGCACACAAGGCATCAAGAGAAACAGGAATAAATAGAGGTAATATTTGCAGTTGTGCAAGGGGTGTAAAAGGGCAGGCAGGGAATTATAATTGGCAATATTTATGATCAAATTAAATTCTATAAAGTTAAATCCCAACAATCCGAGGTTAATTCATGATGATAGGTTTCAGAAACTTATCAAATCAATCAGTGAATTTCCAAAGATGATGGAACTACGGCCTATTATCATTGATTCAGAAGGTATGATTTTAGGCGGTAACATGCGATTTAAGGCACTCAAAGAACTTGGCTATAAAGATGTACCTGACGGGTGGATTAAGCGGGATGGTGAGCTTACAGAAGCCGAGAAACAGCGTTTTATCATCGCTGACAATATTGAGATGGGTGAATTTGACTGGGATATACTTGCTAATGAATGGGATAAGGATGAATTAATTGAATGGGGTCTCGAGATTCCCAACTTTGCTTTTAAACAGGAAGCCATTGAAGACGACTATGAAATACCCGATGAGATAAAGACTGACATTATACTCGGCGATCTGTTTGAGATTGGTCAACATCGGTTGTTATGTGGCAGTTCAACTGAAGCAGATGCAGTGGCAAAATTACTGGACGGTGCAAAACCGAATTTAATGGTTACTGATCCACCTTATGGAGTTAATTATGATCCTGATTGGAGAAATAGAGCAGACAGAGCAAATGGCAAGTGCATTGGGGCAAGTGCATAATGATAATATTTCCGATTGGAAGGAGACTTATTCTCTTTTTACAGGAGATGTATGTTACGTTTGGCATGGTGGTTGCCATGCCAAGATTGTTATTCAGAACTTGGAAGATTGCGGATTTGTAATGGTTGCGCAAATTATATGGGCAAAGAACAACATAGTAATTGGAAGAGGCGACTATCATTTCAAACATGAACCATGTATTTATGCAGTAAGAAAAGGGAAGAAGCATAATTGGCAGGGAAGTAGAAAAGAAAACTCTTTATGGGAAATTGATAAGCCATTAAAATCAGAGACAGGACATTCAACTCAAAAGCCAGTTGAGTGCATGGCGAGGCCAATAAGAAATAATACTTATGAAAGAGATTCTGTTTATGATTCCTTTATTGGTTCAGGAACTACAATGGTTGCTGCTCATCAATTAAATCGTAAGTGTTACGGCATGGAAATTGATCCTAAATATTGTGTTGTTATTTTAAAGCGCATGAAAAAGTTAGATAATAGTTTGGATATTAGGTGTTTAAATCGTAACTTTAATATAGAGAAAGAATTAAATGGTTAAGAACGGCACATATAAAAAGTGTGTGATTTGTGGTAATGAGTTCTATGTTATACCAGCACAAGAGAGGAAGGGTAGGTATTTGTGTTGTTCAAAAGAGTGCGGATATAAATTAAGATCAAAGTCAGAATCAAAGAAGAAGGGTAAAGAATATCCACACTTACAAAGAGCCGAAGTAAAAATATGCCGGAATTGTGGAAATGACTTCAGGGCAATTGGAGATCATAATGGCAGATTCGGTGGGACTTCTAAAAGGGATCAGATTTATTGTTCTCATACTTGTTATGTGAAAGGAAATAGAATATCTCAATTTGAAGATCAGGTTTATAATTATCTGATTCAGCAAAATATTCAATTATTAAGACAAATTAAAAAAGGACGGTGGAGTTTCGATTTTGGCATTAAGAACACAAACATACTGATTGAGGCTGATGGTAGTTATTGGCATTCAAAGTTAGACATTCAGTTCAGGGATAAAAGGAAAGATGATTGGTGTCAATTAAATAACTACGAATTATATAGAATCGATGAACTGCAATTTTATAAAAATAAAGAGTTTGCGAGCCAAGTAATTATAGACCGCATGAAAAAACTTGATCCAGAAATTGTGATTAAAAAGAATGGAGTATTATGGCACGACCAAAGACAATAATAGACTGGAGTAAGGTCGATAAATATTTGCAAGCTCAATGCAATGGCACTGGTATTGCTGGTCTTTTAGGTATTGCGCCAATTACACTTTACAGGGCTTGTGAGGAAAAATATAAAGTCAATTTTGAAGCCTATTCCGCACAAAAGAAAGGAGAGGGCAAGGAGTTGCTTAGAGGCAAGCAGTATCAGGTCGCAATGGAGGGCGATAAGACAATGCTTGTATGGCTCGGTAAACAATATCTTGAGCAGAAGGATAAAAATGACATTACAACAAATGATCAGAACTTAAATACTTCAATTCTGATTGAACTTATTGACAGTTCAGATAAAGTAGAACATGAAGATACAAGTAGCAAGTAAGGTTTATAAAGGACTTATTAAGGGACTTGCTGAAAGTAAAACGATTCTTTCTCTTCAAGGTTCATCCCGATCAGGGAAAACGGTTAATATCTTAATATTTCTGATTACATATATTCTTGAACACAATAACACCCGGCTATCTATTGTCCGTAAAACATTACCGGCGCTTAAAGGATCAGTCCTGATTGACTTCAAAGAGATTCTTTTTAAGATGGATATTTGGAATGATAAACAGTTCAATAAAACAGAACTGATTTATAAATTTAATAATGGCTCTTGGGTCGAGTTCTTTTCAACTGATGATGAACAGAAGATCAGAGGTCGTAAACGTGGAATCTTATTTGCCAATGAAGCGAATGAATTAAGTTACCTGGAATGGCAGCAGCTTATAATGAGAACCACACTCTTTGCTGTTTTGGATTACAACCCTTCATTTTCAGAAGATCATTGGATTGAATCAGTAAATAAAGACCCGGACTGTTATCATTTTATTTCAACCTATAATGATAATCCATTTCTGGAGCAGAAAATTATTGATGATATTGAGAAGTTACAAGGTAAGAATAAATCTCTTTGGACTGTTTACGGATTAGGACTCCGGGCTGTTATCGAAGGGCGGATTTTTGATGATTATGAGATTGTGGAAGGAATACCGGAACATATCCGCAAGCGATGGGTAGGTATGGACTTCGGTTACACAAATGATCCTACTGCAATTTTGAACGTGGCAATAGATGGTGAGGATTTATATATGGATGAAATTTGTTACCGAACTAAAATGTTGACAAATGATATTATTAAAGTCTTAAAATCAGAATGTCAAAATAAAAAGATTATTTCTGAAAGTGCAGACCCCAGACTAATAGATGAGATACATAATGCAGGGTTAAATATCCATGCGGTTGAAAAGTTTCAGGGATCAATCAATGCCGGGCTGGCAAAGATGAAAGAGTATAATCTCAAAATCACCAAGAGGTCGACTAATATTAAGAAGGAAATAGATAATTACGTTTATGATCAGGATAAGGAAGGTAGATATCTTAACCAGCCAGTTGATGAGTTTAATCACTGTTTTGTTTCAGATACTAAAATAATTACGAAAGAAGGAATAAAAAATATTTGTGATATAAAAACATCTGATGATGTTTTAACTTCGGAAGGATTTAGTCGGGTTATAAAATTATATCATAATGGATTAAAACAAGTTAATAACTATTCGATACAATTCGATATGTTTTCATTATCTTTGCATTGTACAGAAGATCATTTAATTAAAACAACGCAAGGATGGGAACAGATTTCACAATTAGAATCGGGGATGCAGGTATTCCTGAGCAAACATTTAATGGGAAAACATACAGACTTTATCCAAGAGAACGATACTTTTCAAGAGGAACAAAACGGATGCATGTCGCAGTCTGGGAATTTTATAATGGCAAAGTTCCTAAGGGGTTTACTGTTCATCATAAAAACGAAAATACATGGGATAATCAACCCGAAAATATTGAAATTAAAGAAAAGCATCAGCATTTGTCAGAACATGGGAAGTCGCGGTTTTCGCGAGACAAAGAATGGTTTGATAAATTTCATAATGCGGGTATTGAAAAAGCAAAAGAATGGCATGGTTCAAAAGAAGGAAGAGAATGGCACTCAGAACATAGTAAAGAAGGATGGAAGGATAAAGGACAAAAAACGCTTATCTGTCAATTTTGCGGAAGAGAATATCAAACAAGACATTCAGGAATATCAAAATACTGTCATCCAAACTGTAAAGCAAAAGCATTGCGTAAAAGGCGAAAAGATGCAGGTATTCGATATCCACGTCGAAGGAGTGCATGAATATTTCGCAAATGGCATATTAGTACATAACAGTATTGACGCAGGGCGTTATGTGATTCTAGAAGAGGTTATCGGACATAATCGTAAAAAAACAAACCTTTCAAGCCTGTTAGGAAAAATTTAAATAACTTTACACAAAAAGATATGGCAGCACTTGACGTAATTAAATCACAGGACTTTAAAGCGATTGATAAGCTATTCACCCGCCAGGTTGATACCGGGGTTCAGGCAGATGCTATTAAACAGTACAATGTCGATACTCATGATGTCTTTGATAAGGCTATCCGGCCAATGCGTAAGATCAAAATTGATTCAGGCACAAAAGACTCTGCAGGTAATGTTAACTGGACCGATAAGTGGATAGATGTTGTGAGAGTCGGCATTCCCTGGCAGAACATAATCACAGAACGCCGGGTCGGGTTCACACTTTCGCATCCTGTTAAAACAAATGTAATATGGGATACTGAAAGCGAAAAAGAAAAACAGCTTGTTAAGTTGGTAGAGAGGATCCAGAACGACAATAAAATGGATTACAAGAATAAAGAGATCCTGCGCCGGAAGTTGTCTGAGCTGGAAGTCGCTGTTATTTGGTATTATGTTGAAACGAATGATCCAAAATACAAGTTTACACTAAACAGCAAGATTGTCTCCCCGGAACTTGGTGACACTCTTTACCCACTGTTTGACAGTAACGGAACGATGATATCATTTCGCAGGGATTATAAGTTATCCGAGAACGGCAAAGATATTGAGCATTCGGATATTTACACTGCTGAATTTACTTACAAGTACATCAAAAAAGATGGCCAGTGGACACTTGATCCTGATGCAATTGGCAAATCAGTGGAGACAGGCGACTATATCCCCGCTAATCCGGTCCCGAATCCCGCAAAGAAGATTCTAGTTGAATACTACAATCAGAAAAAACCGGTATGGCATAACGTGCAGTCAATGATTGACCGTCACGAAACATTGACTTCGAATCACGGCGGGATGAACGATAAGTTCGGGGCGCCTATCTTCACCGTGGCCGGTGAAATCCAGGGCGAGATAATTGACAACGCTCAGGGGTCAGTTATGCAACTCGAGAACGGGGCAACGGCCGGTTACGCTAATTTAGCCTCAGAGCCGCAGTCGATAAGCCTGGAGCAGACGAATCTTGAAAAGTTCATTCATGCAATGTCGCAGACTCCGAACATATCATTTGACCAAATGATGACAATAGGCCAGATGTCAGGATTTGCAGCAGAAATGATTTTCTCAGATCCGCATATGGCAGTTCGCATGGAAGAGGAAACGTTCGGGATAGGACTTCAAAGGCGGTTAAATATCATCAAGGCGGCCATAGGAGCTCTAATCGACACTTCGCTGGCAAGTGAATGCAGGACAGTTCAATTGAAGCCTGAGGTTACACCTTACCTTCCAATGAACACAACGGAAATTATTGATAATTTATCGGTAGCTGTCACAGGAGGGATAATGTCAAAAGAAACAGCAATAGAAAAGAATCCTTTGGTTAAAGATTCAAAAGTAGAGATGGAGCGTATGAAAGCAGATGCCACGGCGGAGCTTTCCGGGTCAGAAAATGATAATTTGTAATTAATTGATATTATTAAACTTAGTCAAAAACCTCCAGCCTATCGGAGACAAGCTAAAAACCTATGGCAGAAGTACTTTTTTTAACTATTGAAAATGGAGATACTTGCAGTTTTTATCGCTCAGCAGGAGTCTTAAAAGACCTTCGCAGGAAAACAAAACACAACATTACACTGGTACAGATGAACCAGGCCCCGATGAACTGGTCATTCTTGACTCAGTTCGATCTCATTTACCATCAGAGGGCATTTTCAAAGGAGTCGCTTAATGTTTGCGGTTATGCTAAACAGTGCGGTGTAAAAATCTGGTTGGACTATGATGATAACCTTTTTGCTCTTAATCCTGAGAATCCGACTTATGCACTTTATAACAACCCTGAGACTCAGGGTAATATAAAAGCAATGCTGCAGCTGGCAGATGTTGTAAGTGTGCCAACGGAATACCTCAGGCAGGCATACAGCGATTTTAACAAGAATATTCATATTGTCCCGAACGCTTTAAATGACTTGCTATTCAAACGTCCCGAATTACCAAAGCGGACAAATCATATTGTCTGGCGTGGTCCTGAGGCGCATATCTTTGACCTGATGTCATTCAGCAAGCAGATTAATGAAGCTACTAAAGAGTTCCCGGAATGGAGATTCATGTTTTGCGGGTTTTCGCCCTGGTTCCTGACTGAAACAGATAACAAAGGACACGTCCCGTCATTGGATATTGCCATGTACATGAAAACTCTCTTTGATATGGCCCCGTCCTGTCTTCATGTTCCACTTCATGACAATCTATTTAACAGGGCAAAAAGCAATATCGCATATATTGAGGCGACTTACTTCGGGGCCGTGTGTGTTGCTCCTGCATGGTGGAACGCTCCCGGATCATTGCCTTATACTGACGGCCCTTCTTATTACGAAGCGATCAGGTCAGTTCTTTCAGGCGAAGCAGATAAAACTAAATTGACAAAAGAGGCGTGGGAGTATGTTTGCGATTGCTTGCTTTTATCGAAGGTGAATGATTTGAGAGTTGATATAATAAATTCTTTGCTTTAGTTGTTTATTCAAAAAAATGTGTAAATTTGTTACGGCTATTAACTACACTATGCAATCAAAAACAGTAACAGCCCCAAAAACAAAAGCAATTATCCCCTCGGGTGTAGTTGATAGCCCTTTTGTTTGCGGGGCTTTTAATAACTGACAAGATGGAAGAAGTAATTAAAATTTTGGGCGTAATTGCTTTAATAATTGGAATTGGACTTCTTTTGGCATTTCCAGTAATGTGGCTTTGGAATTGGCTTATGCCAACAATATTTGGATTAATGAAACTAACTTTTTGGCAGAGTTTAGGAATTAATCTTTTATGTGGATTTTTATTTAGGTCAACTAATTGGAAATAGTATGAAGTTTAGCGTGATTATGGCATCCCTGCTTTCCGACTACCCGGGATCAGCGACCGGCAAAGATAAAAAACTCATCCGGGCTGTGGAATCAGTTTTAAAGCAGTCATACGAAAACTTTGAGTTAATCATAGTGGCTGATGGATGCCCTTTAACTGAATTTGTAGTTAAGCACAATTTCACCGATAAGCGGATTAATCTTTTAAGAGTCGAACGTAAAGAGCTATGGTCGAATACACCCCGGAACGCCGGTATTGAGGCCGCAAAAGGTAAGTATATTATCTATATTGACAATGACGATAAGTATGGCCCGGATCATTTACGGAAAATCAATGATCAGATGGATAATACTGAGAACTGGCTGTATTTTAACGACTTCAGATGGTCAGGCACTGAGTTCATTGAGCGGCAAATTGACGTTTCTTTGTACGGTCATTGCGGAACCTCGAATATCTGCCATGCTTCACGCCTTAAGTTGAAATGGGAAAAGGCCGGATATGGTCACGATTATCAGTTCATCCAGCAACTACGGAAGTTTGAAGGTAAGAAGATTGAAACACCGGAATATTTTGTTTGTCATGAAGTGTAAGGCATTTATCATTGTGTACAATCGCTTGCAACTGCCCGTAAAAATTGCGGATTGGCTTTGGGAGATAAATGTTGATCCTATTTTTGTCGATAACAATTCTGATTACCCGCCATTATTAGAATACTACAAAACAACTCCTTATCAGATTATCCGCATGCCTCAGAATTACGGTTACAAGGTAGTCTGGGAACAGAACCTTTTGGAGAAGCTCGGAATAACAGGTAATTACATTGTCACCGATCCTGACTTGGACTTAACAGGCATTCCGGATGACTTTCTGAGTGTTTTGGAGGAAGGATTAAATCGTTACCCTCAATTTGATAAATGCGGGTTTTCACTTGAAATAAAAGACCTTCCAAAAACACCTTTTTGTCCTCTTGACTGGGAAATACAATTCTGGCAGAATCCACTTGATGGCAGGTATTATGACGCACCTGTCGATACCACGTTTGCATTATACAAAGTACCTTTTCATTCAACTAAAGGGATAAGGACTAACAGGCCATATACCTGTCGCCATATGCCGTGGTATTACTTTAAATTTGAAGATATGCCAGCGGATGAGCAGTATTACTTCAAAACTTGTCGGGAATCACATAGTATGGGAGGAATATTCAGATGAAAATACAGGAATTAAGAATCGGGAATATAGTAGAGCTTCTAATTGCAGGAGGGGGAAAGTTCCCTAATGAGATAAGGCCTATAAAAGCCAGTGAATTTTATGCGCTTTCTGAACATCCAGGTTGGGCAATTCCTGTCCCATTAACCGAGTTGTGGTTAGAAAAATTCGGATTTAAAAGCATTGGACTTAATGGTCAGGTATTTGAACATAAAGAGGGCATAGGGTGGGAGGGGGATGACAGATTTGTAATAGAAACGGATTGCAAACTCTTTTACCCTAAGTTTAATTTTGATGATTGTTGCTGGACTGAATTTAAATATGTCCATCAGCTTCAGAACCTTTACTTTGCTTTAACCGGAAACGAATTAGAAATGGAATCATGAAAGTAGTTATTTTAATGACATACATCAACCGCCCGGAATCCTTAAAATGGACTTTGAAGTCGTTACTTCAATACGATCCTAAAGATTTCAGTGTGATTATAGTTGATGATAACAGCAAAGAAGATATTATATTCCCTGATTTGCCTTACAAAGTCCGGGTAA